CCGTAACGGCTTCCGCGTCGAGCCCACCGGCATGCAACATGGCACGGTGAGCTTCATCGTTGATGGTGAGGCCTTCGAGTTCACCACGTTGCGGGTTGACACCGACTGTGATGGTCGTCATGCCACGGTCCAGTTCACGACTGACTTTGAAGCTGATGCCGCTCGTCGGGATTTCACCTTCAACGCCATGTCCATGGACATCGCCGGTAACGTTCACGACTTCTTCGGCGGCGAGCGTGATGCTCACAACCGTGTGGTTCGGTTTGTCGGTTCTGCCGATGAGCGGATCGCTGAGGACTTCTTGAGGGTCATGCGCTTCTTCCGTTTCGCTGCTCGTTTCGAGACCGAAATGGATATGGAAGCTTGCAGAGCATTCACGAACCCGGCAGTTCATGCTGGTTTGGCCAAGGTCTCGCGCGAGCGGGTCTGGGCTGAAGTGTCCAAAATGATGAGCGCTCCTCGTCCTCAACGGGCTGTCGAGATGATGTTTGCTACTGGTGTCGCCCATGCTGTCGGCATGGGTGTCAACGAGTTCGCTCACAGAGCTATGACGCACGGTGATGACCACTGTGCTCGCATGGTTGGCTTCTGCGGTGACGATGTGGTCGGTTTCTGCCGGGACATGAAAGTCTCCAACGAAGAGCAACGTAAGATGGTCTTCGTGACTCGCCACGCTGGCAAGGTCACCAAGTCTCAGTTTGCTGGGATGATGATAGACGGTGAAAAGCAAAGCCACATGGTCTCGGTCGCCAAAATGACTGATCCTTCGTGGATGGAGATGATGGACAAGCCGGTCCCCGTCTTCCCCGTGACTGGCCAGATGTTGATGGACTCGGGCATGAAGCCTGGCGCACAAATGGGTCAGGTTTTGAAGGCAATGCGTGAAGCCTGGAAGGCCGAAATGGTCAAGGAGATGGTTCGGTGAGTGTTAACAAACTTGCCGAACATCTCTATACCACATTTTGGCAACGCAATGGTGTCAAAAATCCGTCGCCGTTCGGCGAACAAGCCACTGCTATAATCAAAATGTGGACCAACATTGCGCTGTCCGCTCTTGACTTTAAGGAAGACAAATGAAAATCTTTTTCGATCTGCTGACCATCATTTTTATTCTGCTTGTGATGGGAGTATTCTTGGGCTTCGACGGATTTCTAGGAATCCTTCTTATGGTCACAGTCGTGGCTGCCATCTTCTATGTGGCATTCTGGCTGCTGATTTTTGGTGGATTGGTTGCCATCGCAAAGCACATTATGGGCGAACCGCCTAAGAACGATTAGTCGACGCCCCAATAAGCAGCGTATTCATACGCTGCCATAACAGGACTTGAAACGGACTCAGTCGCACTGGTGTCCGTTTTTTGGTTTTTGGATTGTGGTTGTTTGCCGGCAGTTTGAGTCTGCGTATTTTGAACGACGACATTCATGCGCTTTCTTTCGGCATCAACAGAAGCCTTAACGATATTGTCAACCGTTCTAGACTCAGGTGTTGCGGCAGACATCGCGCTAGTTGGGCTACCGCCCTCTGAATCGTAAGGAGCTGCGCCGCCACTTAGACCCATAGGAGCAGCAACTCCGGACCAATTGACTGGGGCTCTGGCGGCTCCTGCACCTAGCGTCATATCTCGCCCGCCCCCAGATCTAGGAAGAGCTGCGTGTGCTGCAGCACCAGCAGATGCGCTTGCCGCTTGCGGGCTCGGTGGAATGACAGCACCACTAGGCTCAATATGCCACGGCTCATGACCCATCCTGAAGTTAAGTCCGAATCTTGCAGCATTCGCGTGTGCCCACATTTTGGCGGCGCGACCAGCAGCCGTTTGAGTGCCGCGCGCATCTGAGTTATTTCCGTAAACTAGATCGATTGCCAATCCGTGGTTGTGCTTTGATCTACCTGGAGGAGCTACCCATTTTCTAGCTCCAGCTGCACCATACTTAGCAACAGCTTCGGCATAAAGTTGCGCCTGGCGGGCTACAGAGCGGTAACCAGAGTTAATCTTGATGGTTTTACCTGCAGCAGTAGCAGCGTGCAAGAATCTAGCCATCTTATCGGCAAATGGGCCTTTTAATCCCTTGATATGACTATCATCTTTAAGGTTATAGCGGCGCAGTGTTTCAAGGGTTGGCCCGGTAGGTGGCGAAACTGGTTCTACATTGGATCCAGCTGTGCCTTCATCCCCGGTTGGTGCGGGTCTACCACCGCCACCACCAGAACCGGCCAGATTTCCTGGCGCGGGCGGAGGAGACATGCCGGCAGTCGGCGAGTTAGCCGAACTCGGAGGTGTGACTACTACTGGTGCTGCAGCCGGAGACGCAGTTTGCGCTATATTTTCTCCGGCCAACGACGTGTTGAATACAGTACCGCCAACGGTCACACCACCATTGCGAAGCATTGTATCGCGATACCCAATATTAGTTCCAGCCCCGTATGCTCCGGAGGCCGCAGCAGTAAATGCTACTTGATTGTGCGGGACCCTATGCAGAAATTGGACTGCTGATCGGAAGATATCATTCAACTCATTTTGGTTTGGGCCACGAGTAAAGTGTGGCGAAGGCCTTGGGTTTGCCGCAGTTCCTGTTACTGCTTGAAACTGGTTTCTGCCATATAGTGCGGCTAGAACTGTCAGGCCGGATCTTAAATATGCTTGAGCTGTTGCACCAGCCGTGTATCCTTGCGGGCTTCTAGCGCGGTTCAGGATAGTAGCCATAATCATGGCATTTTCACGGCCGGCGCCGCCACGGCCAGATTCAGCGTAAACAGCACGAAGCAAGTAGTCCCACTCTTGATCAGTCATTCGACGACCAAGGTATTGTTCAGCAGCAGTTCTAGCGGCTGTGTGGAGTTCGCTGCCGGATAGGTTCATAAGAGCAGGACCGGAAACCGGCGCTCTAGATTGTACCATGGAGGCACCTACTGATCCGCCGACTATAGCAACTGCGCCGGTACCTATTACTGCAGCACGAGGGCTGATTCGCATTCCTCCGCCAGCCGCTCTTTCGGCTGCTGGCGCAGCCGCAGCGGCTCGAGAAGCACCTCCGCCCGTTCCTCGAGCGATAAGTCCTACGGCACCAACAGCTCCGCCGACAATTGCGCCTCCTACGAGGGCACCGGTATTTCTGACGCCATTCATTGCGCCGCGGCCTAGTTTTCTGACAAACTCGCCTAGCGTGATGTTACCAGCAATCAGATCGTATATTTGCTCGGCCACAAACTCTGCAGACAGTGCTGCAGCTGCGCCAGCAAGACCACCTAGAATAGCTCCAGCGGCCATACCAATAGGGGTTGCTGGAATGCCGACGGCTGCTCCGATTGCCGCACCTAGCGCAATACCTGCGGGCCCGGCAAGAATCATCGCAATGGCGCCGACCAATTCTCTTTTAACGCTATCGTTGACTTCGCCGCCTGACATTATTGCGGCCTCTAGAGGATCTATGAGGGCAAAGACGCTAGTAATAATTGGGAATCGGCCTACTGGCGTAGCTCTAAGACCCTTCAAGAATCTAAAGACTTTCATGGCCCCCTGGCCAGCACGAGATGTAATTGCAGTACCTAACCGGCCCTGGCTGGCAGCCATACTAAGGCTAGGGCCTCTAGCTCCAGACGATCTCGGCCTATTATCGTTTGCTGCAGTGATAGATGATCCAGCGGCCCTTGGAGCGCCCCTTGCCGCATCCATTGTGTATCCAGCCGCAGCACCAGCAACACCAAGCTGCTGTGCTGCTGATCCAGCAACAGGGTGAACAAGACCACCTGGAGCGCCGCCCTGTGGTGAGGAGCCAGAGGGTCCGCTATTTCCACCAAAAAACTGGCCGAACTTACTAATAGCAATAGCTACAGCACCTGCCGCAGCTGTGAGGCCTAGCACCAGAAGCGGGGATACGCCACCCTGGTTGTCTCTATTGCCGTTTGCAGCAGCAAACATCCCGCCCCCAGGGCCGCTAGATCCGCCGGCAGCATTGTTGCCAGACTCTATCGACATTTCTCTGAGAGACCTTGTATCCCAATTGGCTTTAGCCACTGAGAACTTCAGCATATTCTTGACAGTGTTGTCGATCGACGCCAGAGAATTAGCTGAAGAGGCCTGAAGCTTTAGTGATTCAGATTCAAAGTTTCCGTTGGAATTGTATGAAACTTTACGTGGGCTATTATCGTTATTCGGCGCTGTAAAGCCACGTGATGATGCTAGGCCGGCTCGGCCACCCGACAATCCGCCACCGCCCATAGAAGTTGCGCTGCTAGATCCATCGCCGCCGTTAGATTGCGGGTTGTTTCCAGATAGCGATTTGCTAATAAGCCATCCAGCTCCAGCAAGACCGGTTGCAGCTGCACCGACGGCGGCGACTTTAGGTGCTGCACGGGCTCCGCCACCTAATACTCTGCCACCGATCTTGACTGCTGTGTCCAAGAATCCCATTATTCTGCTTTCGTGGCCTCTAGATGCGATGCGAGCATATCAATATAGAGGTCCCACTCAAACGGAATGAGGTTCTCTAACTCTGTAATGGAGTATTTATGTAGATGAACCAACGTGAAGATTGTTTGGTAGTAAGAGAGTAGCGTCCTGTGGATTAGCCCCAGGTAAAAAAATCGTTTAGGCCCTCGAATGTCAGGGTCTTCGATTTCTTATCCTTGGTTTTATAGGAAACCTCATGCTTCATCACGGGAATTGTATCAAAGAACTCCTGGATCTTTCCAAAGACTGGCACTGGAATAGTATCGATAAACTCATTCTGTTGAGCTTGCGTATACTCGTCGAATGAATAAACGTTATCAGCGTCGAAGACGTCTTCAATACAAGATGCCACGATCTTTGTGAGGATTTCATCTTGGTTTAATCCTGGGGTCTTGTACTCTACAGTGGCTTCAACAGATGGAAACCGCATGCGCAGTCCTAGGCCGAGGTTTTCATCGATCATGATAACTGGGTTATTCTTTTCATTCTTGATGATTTCAACTTCATCGAGATTGACTTTAATCGTATAGACCTCGCTATCTTCTGGATCAGTATATTTGAACTCAACAATATTAGAAACAGACTTGGCCCTAAGCTTCAAGAAGATATACTCAAGATCAAAATATGCCAACTTATCTACTTTGAAGTTTTCTTCTTGCACGCAGTTGTTGATGATTTGCTTGAGGCCGACGATGATGTCGCGTTCCTCTTTGGATTCTTGAGCAATCAACAGGATCTTCTCTTCCTTTACTAGGAATGGTCTAAAAAGAACCTCCTTGTTCGTGGAAGGAATTGTAATGTTGAACAAAGGCATCGCGATTTTAGGTAGGGTCATTTCACTTCTCCAGTTATTAGAATCCGAAACGTCTACGGACGTTGTCGACTATAGTTTGTTTGCTGCCATTGACCAGGTTTTGAATATCAGCTATTCTCTGCGTCACGCTCGATAGTTTTTGGCCTAGTGACTGAAGACCAAGACTCGGCGGTAATGAACCCGTCAAACTTGCGAATCTGTTGAGCAGCGGTTCTTGCCTATTTATGTCGCGATTCAAAGTCTGAGGTCCTTCACGGACATCACCATCGGCCCGTACGGGCGTGTGATATTTCATAGACCAGTCCATGTAGTCCCATGTCACATCTAGTTTCATGAACTGGTCTGTATTTCCCCATGATAAAGGAATTGGGTTAATAGCGATTGGATATGCTGAGTTGAGTGTGAGCTCGATGATCTTGTCGTTGAGTTCGTTATAGACAAAAATCGTGACTGTGGATTTGTAGTCGTCCTTATACGCTACTTCGTATGGCGCTCTACCGAATCCGTTAACAGACGACATACCTTGTGACGAGTCAAACCCAACCATGTAAGACATCCAGTCATAGAAGAATGAGTGGATGGCACCGGCACCGTCGACAATATACGAAGCCGAAATAGCGCCGAAAATAGGAAGGTATGGATGTTTTTCTGTCGGTCCGACACCAAATCGTCTGATCTCTTCAGATTCCGCGAAAGATATGCCTGGCAGGGTGGATGTGTCACAGCGTAGAGCCACTTGCTTGACTGAATCAGAGCTGTAGTGTTCCAAAAGACCCTTTGGCAAAGTGAAGAGCATCAAATGCCGACTTGTATCTAGGAGTGCCTTGCTAGAGATTTCCGTTAAAAACGTGCTAAGGCTAAACCCAGAGGTAGTCCTCTGTGGCGCTCGGCCCTGTACGACAATTTCATCAAGCTCAAAGGCATCTTCTGATGCCCCCGTTGAGGATCTGATGGAATCTTTGAGAATGTTTGAAAGCGTGCCGCTCATTTATGTTTACGAAACCTTAATAAAAATGGCCATGTACAAATCCCGAATACTGGGTATAATGGTGCTGTCTTCTAAAAATACTGGGTTAGTATGAGCCAACACTGCCGACAGATTCTTTCTGCACACTGATTGCTTTCTGCTTCTTGAAGCGTTCCAGAGGAAGCATAGCGCAATAATCCCATTCAGTAATCGGAACCTCAACCATATTAGATTTCACATGATTATAGAGATATCGTTTTACGCACGGCTTGAACCACTTCATCCTTGATGATGCGGCAAGCAATTTGTAATTAATTCGAAGCCTTGTAGTCTCGTCATACTTTGTATTATTTATGGTCTGATACAGAGCGTCCATAAGCTTAGCCCGATAGATTGGAGGCAAGTAATGTAGATTGATCCCTAGGAACCCATCTGGATAGGTTTCAATAACGAAGATGACTGGAAACTGATCGTAGTATGGCAGAGTCTCTTTGTGCTTCGGATCATAGAAGTACATGAACATACGACCGATGTCTTGGGCCTTCATTCTGGTCACAGAACGCTGCTTGAGTTTGCCTAGCACGGCCCTGGGGTTTACGGCTGCAACAGATTGCGCCTTATCTCTGAACCATTGCCGAGAGTCTCGGTTAGCTGGTTTAATGCCGGTTCCTTTCTTCATGAAACCAATATTGGCCATTCCGGAGGTGCTCTTTCCAGCAGCAAGGTCTTGGAAGAGGAATGCCATTAGATGATTATCCCTAAGTGTTTCTCTGTCATGATCTCAAATTTCCATCCTCGGTCTTTGCAATATTCCCGAGCAGCATCCCACTTGGCAGAATTAACTCCCCAAGTGTATACCTCATTTAGATAGGTCCGCGTGTGAGTGCGGGCCTTTTTTGGCTTTGGAGGAGTCGTCTCTTTGGCCGGTTTCACTTCGATCATCACCGTTTCGGTATTACCGTTTGCGTTTCGCATTTTGACCAGAAAATCTGGGAAGTAACGATGCCACCTCATGTCTATAGGTGACTTGTACGGAACCACGATTTCCTCAGAAGAATACTGGATTACGTCTGGGTGTTTGTCTAACCACATCATCAACTTCAGTTCCCACGAGGAACGATACACGATGTTGTTTGGATCTCCACGATATTTATGGGGGTTCTTAGGTTTGAACCTTCCCTGCATGTACCGTCTGGCCACCAGGGCTCCCTTTCCACAACATAAATAAGATGAACTCCGTCTATTTATGTAAGGAACGAGATGGCATCTTTCGACCCGAAGAAGCTGCTAAAGGCCACTGGGCTTAACCCAAAGGATAAACTCCTCTCGACCCTGAATAGCAGGGCGTCTAATTTGACGTCCAGGCTGACTGGGGATGTAGCCGCTAGATTAGCACAAGCGGGTCAGTCTTTGCAATCAGCCACAGCCTTTGCTGCTGCCAAGACTGACGCACTGCTGTCATCTGCTCCTCAAGCATTTTCGTCGATGGCTGCCCTGGGCGGGGGCGTACCAGCAATCGAACGCATTTCTAGATCTGATCTGGTCAGTTTTAGAGGTGGAGGCGAAATTCGTTTCGATCCACAGTCTGTCATTCCAGAGTCTCAAGAGGACGGGCAGTACACAGACACCACTAGATACCCAGCTGATCTACCAGAAGATTATCATATGCGTCTAGATTTTATGGAGTATGAGCGTCCTAATCTATCGGAACCCCCAAAGGGGGATATGCGGTTCTCTATATCATTGCCAATTCCACAAACTTTGGTAGAAAGATATGGAGTGCAGTATAGTGAGGGGCAATATGGCGCAACATTGGGTAACGTCATCAACGCTATCGACAACCCGAATAATGCGCAGTTAAGTCTTGCTGGTACCATTGGTGCTGCTAGGGGTGTAGGACAAAGCGCGATAGCTCAGATGGGTGGTCAAATCGCCGGCGGGTTTGGGGTTGACGGCCAGGGGCTTGAAGGTCTTGTTGACCAAACACTTGGGTCCATAGTTAATCCGCATTTGGCGCTATTCTTCAAAGGGCCGGAGCTACGGACTCATGAGTTTTCTTGGAATTTTGCGCCCAGAAATGCTCAAGATTCTAAACACCTCAAAGAAATATACTACCGCATTAAAAGGGCGTCGCTGCCTGCCCTTACTGTTGATGCGTCTGATACCACGCTTGACTACCCGATGATGGTAAAGGTTAGAATATACACTAAAGATGGTAAAGAGCTTTACCCTTTCAAGATGTGCGTCATTGCATTTACAAGCATGAACTACGCTTCATCGGGGGTCCCAGCATTCCACGCAGATGGCGCCCCTGTTTTACAGCAACTATCTATGACCCTAAGAGAAATTGAATATTTTACATCTAACTCTATTGGAGAGACTCAAGGTTCGGATTACCCAGACGTTGGCGAAGAGCTGTTTGCAAGTGAGGCGCTAAATGCTAATACTATGGTTCAGCTTACAGCGCTTGGAGCAAACTTAGCTGCCATTGGTACGAATTTAACAGTATCAGCTAACAGCGTCGTTACACAACTAGGTAGTTGGCTCGGGGCGCCTCCCGCTGCGAATACCCCGTAATGGAGAGTAACAATGGGTAAATATTTCTCTAAGTTTCCATCGATAAGCTATAACGGCCAACTCGCAAAGAATATTTTGTGCAGGCCTAAAATATCATACGATCGTTTCAATTCGCCGAATGTATTTTACGACTACACTCTGCCTGAGGAACAACGAGCTGATATCGTTTCGAACGATTACTACGATGATCCAGATTACGCATGGCTAATCTATCTAGCTAATGGTGTTGTTGATCCGTACCACGACTATTTCCTTAGCGAAACAGATTTCAATCTTTTCGTAACTAAGAAATACGGTTCACTAAACACTGCACAGAACACGATTCACTCATGGGTGCTGAACTGGGCCACTGATCAACGCGAACTGACTCCAGCCGCGTATGCCGCTTTGCCTGGCTCCCACAAGAAATATTGGCGGGCCGTTGTCAATGATATGTACTCGGAGCCAACAAAGTACGTTCGGGCCAGAGACACACATTCCCTAGCCACGAATAGATCTGCTTTCATTTCTGTGGAAACGCCGGCTGACTTTACAGTTGGTGCGTTTTTCACAGCATTAGATGCGGATGGTGATCCTTACGCGGCACAGGTTGAGACCATCTCTGGTACTACGGTTGGCATCAAGCACATTTTGGGTTCTATTTCAGGTGATGAATATGTGCAACCGGCCGATACGTTGGTGGAAGTGGTCAATATTAATCCGTCCGAGGCTGGCTACTGGGCAGCTTTGACCTATTATGATTACGAAGCTGCGGCTAACGCCCTGAAAAGAAATATTTCAATGGTCAATAAGCAGGTTGCTTTCCAAGTTGAGAAGGATCTGAAGAAGGTTATAAATTTGTAATGAAGAGCTTTAGACCGGGCGATATCAAAATTCACTCTATGGCGCTATGGTCATTGGATCGATCAAGATCCGTTTCCAATATGCTCAATCTAGTGAAGAATATCAAGATCTATGAATCGATTATGAACCCGGTATTGACGGCAGTCTTTACTATATCCGACGCTATTGGTCTCGCCGAATCTTTTCCACTGATTGGCGAAGAGTATATCGAAATGGATATCGAGACTCCAGGTATGGACGATATCTTCACTATGCGATTTGATGTTATTGAGATCCGAGACAAACAACAGGTGACAGAAGGTAAAGCATCTGCCTATAACCTCTATTGTGTTTCAAAAGAGTTCCGCCGAAACATTAAGCCACTCAACGAGATCTACCCTGATGCTAACCCAATTGACATTCTTCAAAAGATGGTTACATCGTTGAAGACTGACAAGGAGCTTTCAACAGGCGAAGGCGTGTACGCCAAGGTAGATTTTGATCTCACTGGGCTTCGTCCGCTTCAAGCCATCGATAAAGTTCGCATGCTTACTAGGAACATCAACGAGTCTAGTTCAGCATTCTGTTTCTTTGAGAATAAGCACGGGTTTAACTTCTTCTCAGTGGAGCAACTATTCAAAATCGGGAAAACCAAGATCGGCGACAAGGTTTTCTTCTTTGACTCTGCTTCGAACCATTCGATTTATCAAAACAACTTCCGCCAGGTTGTTGGTATGTCACGGCTCAGTGACACCAATGCCATGAAGGGTTTGTTTGGCGGCCAGCTCAATGCAAAAATGAAAACCTTTGATATACTGACCGGCGAAGTTACTGACAAATCATACAAGGATTCAGAGTCGTCCTCTGGGTTTATTTACGCTGATGATGATGCGGCGCCTCTGCGTTCTTCATCTGGCCAGGTTGAGGATGGTGAAGAACCATCCGCGTACTTGATGAATCTAATCGATTCTTCAAAATCAGATCCAGCCATTCACGAGATGATCATGGAGCGTTCGTCGTACGTTCACAAACTCGTGCAACAACTGTACCGGATTGAAATCTACGGGGATTTGGCTATCAATGCTGGAGACGTGATCGAGGTGAATATACCAACGTCATCCGGCCTCACCAAAGGCGGAGATAGCGAACCGCTCGACAGGCGTTATTCTGGAAACTTCATGATCAGTCGCCTAGTTTCAAATATTTCCCTCATGAGTGCGACACCCGTGCATTCTATGACCTGCGAACTGATCAAGGGAAACCTAACCAATGGTTAAAGGTAATCGCATCAAATCCCCGGCCGCTACTGGCGAGGACACATTCTTCATCGCAATCGTTGAAGATCTGGATGACCCACTACAGCTTGGTCGTGTCAAGGTACGAATCATCAATCAGAATGACACTGACACGCCGACTGCAGTCGGCGATTTGCCATGGTGTACTGTCGGCCTCCCCCTAACATCTGCGTCATTGAACGGAGTCGGCACTAGCCCAACGTGGATAGAGGTTGGCTCGTATGTAATGGGAACGTATCTAGACAAGAAAACCAAGCGCCAACCGTTCCTCCAGTTCACGTTCAACAAGATCCCCGGGAACGACATAAATAAGCATGATGTTTCAAAGCTAGCTCGCGGGGAAAACTCAGTCACTAAGGAGCTGATTGGACCAGAGCCAGAATCTGCTTTTGCTGCTCGGTACCCTCACAACAAGGTTATCACTACCCCGTCCGGCCACGTCATTGAGATCGATGACACTCCAGAAGCCGAGAGGATTCATGTGTTCCACAAGAGTGGAACGTATTTTGAAATCGACCACACCGGTCGTATGGTTCGCAAAGTAGTTGGTGATGACTACCAGCTCGTAGCTAACAACTCCGAGATTCACGTCGAGGGAAAGATTAACGTCTATATCAAGGGAAATGCTACCCTGAAGGTCGATGGAGATTACACAGCAGAGGTAGCCGGAACTTATACGGTTAAATCTGGTGGAAACATGAAGTTCGAAGCCCCTAAGATTGATCTGAACGAATAATGACTAACTTTGTACTGCCAGGTGAAAAATTCTACGTGACGTACGTGTCAGACGGCATCGAAATTTCGTATGCGGTCCCAGACATAACCGCTGAAACGGAAGATGTAACGGTTGCGCTGAATGGAATCGTTCAACCGCCATATGACGTGTTCACTGTCCACCAGGGAAACCTGCGATTTGTAGATGGTGCACCTATCAGTGGCTTTGTCATCACGATAAGGGCGTAAGATGCCCGGAGTGACTAGGGAAATGGATCTAGCTGGTGGAATCATCAAAGCCGGCTCGCCGAATGTGTTTGTGAATGGTAAATCGGCAGTTGTAGTAGGCACTGGAATTAACCCGCACGGTTCCGCGCCGCATCGAGATGCGAAGCTGCCCGTTGGCTCCTCAACGGTATTTGTGAATGGAAAGGCTCTAATTAGGGCTGGTGATAAAGCGACTTGCGGTCATGCGGCCTCAGGTTCATCTAACGTTTCAGCCGGAGGCTAACAGTGGCCAGCCAAGATTTCTTGACACCCAAAAATCAGTCGACCTATTCCGACATATTCATTAACCTGAATATGCACCCTGGGAATAATCAGTTGGCACGTCACACAAATGAGAACGCTGTCAAGCGCTCTATCAAATCACTTGTTTTGACCGCACCAAACGAAAGACTGTTCCAGCCGGATATCAAATGCGAGATTCGTAGAGCGCTTTTCGAGCCTATGGATGCTATCATGGCCACGACGATCAAAACTCTGATCGAGCAAGTCATCAAGAATCACGAGCCCCGTGCTAACCTACTAGATGTTATTGTCAAACCCGACTATGACAATCAGGCTTACGAGGTAACCATTCTTTTTGCCATGATAAATATCCCTGATCCGGTCCAACTGTCCCTCAAGCTTAGCAGAATCAGATAATGGCAGCAAACTCTTCTATCATTCTCACGGAGCTTGACTTCGCAAACCTAAAGGAGTCCCTCAAGGCCTCCATGAAGGCTCAGAACCTATTCCGCGATTATGATTTTGACGGATCAAATATTAACGTTCTCCTGGACGTGCTGGCGTACAACACCTACCAGAACGCATTTTATCTGAACATGACCGGATCTGAAATGTGGCTGGACTCTGCGCAGCTGCGCGATTCTGCTGTATCCCATGCCAAAGAGCTAAACTATATTCCTCGCTCTTTTGTCTCAGCTGAAGCCACTGTTAACCTGACGATCACCCCAACTGACACGAGCCAGGCCACGATCCTTATTCCTAAGGGCTCGACGTTCACCGGTCGCAACGGTCCAGACAGCTTTTCCTTTACCGTTGACAAGAACACTCTGGCATACCGCGAAGGTTCTGTGTATGTGGCAAACGATGTAATCTTGTACGAAGGATCGTATGTCACCGAGAGCTTCATCGTCGACAACTCACGAGAAGTTGCTTCTTACAGGATCACCAACAAGAACGTCGATATCAGATCCCTGACGGTGTCATCTATCGAAGATAATGGCGCCAATATCATTGAGTATGTAAAGGCTACGTCCCTGTTTGGTCTGACGGAAGCATCTAGGGTCTTCTTTGTTCAGCCAGCAATGTCTGATTTTTACGAAGTCATCTTCGGTGATGGTGTGACTGGCAGGCAGCCAAAGGATAACTCGGTTATCTTAATTGAATACCGCACGTCGAAGGGTGAGCTGCCAAACGGCATTAATAATTTCAAACTTGATTCAACTCTCATCGGCGTCACATCGGTTGCGGTTGAAGTAACGCAGCCTGCTGCTGGTGGAGCTATTTCTGAATCCATCGAATCTATCAAGTTCAACGCTCCGCGGGCCTTCACAACACAAGAGCGAGCGGTCACTGCAGAGGATTATGAAAACCTCCTACGCATGAACTTTCCAGAAGTTAACGTCGTTGCAGCATACGGCGGCGAAGAGGCTGATCCGCCACAGTATGGTAAGGTCGTGTTGTCCGTTGACATTCAAGGATTTGATGGTCTGCCGAAAGCCAAAGAGGAAACATATCGTCGATTCCTGAAAGAGCGTGCGCCGCTCTCTATCGATCCTATCTTCATACAACCAGAATTTATCTATCTGGCTGTTGAATCTCTGGTACGTTATAACATCAATCTGACAGGTCTTACCCAATCTGATATTACCTCATTGGTGGTATCTGCTATTCTGAACTACAAAACGGTTGAGTTAAGTGACTTCAAAACTACGGGTCGCTATTCGAAGATTGTCGCAGCTATTGACGATTCTCACAACTCCATTGTCTCTAACGAAACTCAAATTCTGGCAGCCAAGTACATTAGGCCGTCTTTGGGCCGTAATGTTACGTATGACATAAACTTCTACCAGGCCATCACTCAGCCGACAGTTCCGATGGCTGAGTCTGTTGCGAACTATAAATCGGCCGCTGTCTATTCAAATGCGTTCGCCTCTTCAAACAAGACATGCTACATTATGGATGATGGCGTCGGCAACCTGCGCCTCGTCTCTATAAACGAGCAAGGCAAATATGTCAAGCTCAAGAATATCGGCACTATTGACTATGCAACGGGCCGCTTGCAGATTTCCAGCCTGCTCATTACACAGATGCTCGACTCGGCGTCTCTCAAAATGTATGCCAAGACAACCCTAAAAGATATTACTTCTACCAAGAATGTCATCCTGACGATCAATGAAGAAGACATTGCTGTCAGCGTAGAACAGATTAGAGAATAATGAAGCCAACAGAAACGGCAATTTCGCAGTATATTGAAGGCCAATTCCCATCGATCTTCAGGGAAGAAGGACCTGTACTTGTACAGTTTGTGAAGGCTTACTACGAGTGGATGGAATCTACTGGTCAGCCCCTGTATCATGCTCGCCGCCTTCCATCTTACAGGGATATTGACACAACGCTTGAGCAGTTCGTAACGTACTTCAAACTGAAGTACTTGCCGAATATTCAGTTCACAACTACGTCTTCTAAGCGATTGTTCATTAAAAACGCCCTTGACTTCCACAGATCTAAGGGTTCTTCGCGTTCTGTCGAGTTGTTCTTCAAACTCATCTACGGCGTATCTGCGCATATCTACTACCCTGCCGACGATATGTTCAAACTCTCGGACGGTCGCTGGGTTATTCCCACGTATCTTGAAATCTCTCCATCGCCACGAAGCAAAGACTTTGTGGGAAAGCTGATAACCGGTGTCGATTCTTCCGCTATTGCGTTTGTTGAATCATATAACCGAGTTCGCGTCAAAGGAAAGTATATTGAAGTCTTTTACCTGTCGGATCTCAACGGGGTGTTTACCGACGGCGAGTCTATCAAAACTGATACCCTTTTTAGTGACTGCCCCAAAGTAATTGGGTCTGCATCCTCATTTGACATCGTGGTCGGGGGGGCTGGTTTCTTTCTAGGTGAGCGGGTGGGAACCATTTCTGACAATGGCCAGTTTGCCACTGGGATCGTCAGACAAATTGGAGATATTGTCGGTGCCGCCAATATTGAACTCATCAACGGCGGCTACGGCTATAACTCCACGTCAGAAATCATTATTTCTGACAAGAGCCTTCTAGTCCGCGGGTTGTCTAACGGCATGTTTACACCGCTGTCTACGGTTCAGCAACTTTACGCAAATGGTTCTGTTGCGTCGAATGCAACAGTTGTCGGGTCTAGCCGCACCCACACTATTAGCGGAACTGTTCTGACTGGAATCGTTCAGCTTGGTCAGGTTCTAACTCAGGGTGAAACACAGGGAGTCATCAGTGATATCAACCGCCTGGGTAGTGCGATTACCGTTGAGGTCACGAATGTAAATAGGTACTTCACATCAGGGGTAGCAGCAAACACGTCGACAGGATCTATCAATATTGGCACATACGCAGCTCTAGTCGGCATTTATGATATCACTGGCCCTGGCACTTTCGCTGCAAATTCCGATATCGTTGTTGTAGGCTCTTCTCTCGAAGGTGTCATTCAGGTCAGTGCGACGACATCGAACGCAATGTCGTTCAGTTTTGCATCTAACACAAGATTTACTAACCAACGCAGTGCTAACGTCGGCCTTGACTATATGCGGCCATACGCCAATGTGGCACTCAACGCAAACGCATATGGTCTTACCAAGAATGTCTCGGCTAACTCGGCTTCACTGATGATCACCGGCCTGCGGTTCGAAGAGCGCATGTACGGAACTATTTCTAACTCGGCAATCATTTCTCTTTTCTCTGGATCTGGCTATACGCGAGAGCCATTCGTCTTGATCAAAGAACAACTACCATATGACCACCGCCTTAGAAAATACGAATTGCTTGTGGGCACCCAAATTGGTGGTTTCATCGATGGTGAAAAGTTGGTCACGGGAACCGCTAACGCAGAAACTGGGGCTGTCTATCTAAGCCCGGATCCTGTAGTGGGCTTAGTCATTTCTTCTGTTCCAGATGTATCCGTGCGCGTGGATCGTTTGAGTGTCGACCAACGCTTCTACGAGCACGATTCGGGCAACTATATGATTATCGGGGAACAATCCGGAGCTACCGCTAAGATACTGAAGGCCAATAACTATGATGATGATTTCATCAACTACATAGGCCTCAACGCAGATATTCGTGCTGAAGTTTTTGCTGCTGCAGGAAGAGTGGAACGCATAATCCTGGAAACCTCGGGGTACGGATATGAAGATGGCGAAACTCTGACGTTCTTCTCTTTGAATGATCCATCCAAGTCTGGGCTGGCGTCCGTTTCAACTGACACCCACGGCGTGGGTGCTGGTTATTATTTGACTAACGGTGGCCTTCCTTCTGGCCGAACTTACTTTCAAGATAACGACTACTACCAAGAGTTTTCGTACGAAATCCAGACCACAATTCAGCAAGATACATATAAGCAGATGTTTGATCAGGTCCTTCACGTTGCTGGAACTAAAGGGTTCTCATCGTACTTGTCAATCGAAAACGTACTCTCCCCACTCAGCGTTGCTGAGTCTACTATAGAAGTGGTATAATGTCCCTCATTAAACTGACAGATGACTTCAAAGTAAATCAGGCAGAGCAATTCCTAGAAAGCTTCTCCGAGACGGATAAGGCGTTCTATTATATGTTCTTTGGTCGCCATATTCCTTGGCCAAACGGAGCAGTGCCTAGTGTTGTTGTTTCTAGTCAAGTGACGGATATCGACACATATAATCACATGATCTTTGCCAAGAGAATTGCTGAGACTGACGTGTGCCTATCCATTCCTAGAATAGATTGGACAGCTGGGATAGTTTATACCCAGTATGATCACAGGACTGCTGATCTTAAGTCAGAAAATTTCTACGTTGGAGTAATCGAAGGGGATAACTATAACGTCTTCAAATGCCTATACAACAATAATGGCGCACCTTCGACTGTAGCTCCTTCGTTCGCAGCATTTTCTCTAGTAGAAACCGCCGATACTGAAACTTATGATGGATTTTATGAAACCGCTGATGGCTATCAGTGGAAATACATGTATACGGTTGGAGATGCTGATTTCACTAAGTTCGCATCTAACCGTTATGTCCCGCTTATTGCAAACACGGAAGTTAGTGACTTCGCTGTCGGCGGGGCTATCGACGTTGTCCAAGTTGAAATCGCCGGATCTGGCTATAACAACTTCTTTGCTGGTGAGTTTGCACTAGGATCCGACATTGGCTATCTTGGTAACACCACGTACTTTGGCGTGAGAAGCGCTAACAATGTATCGCCATCCGCAGCGAACGGTTTTTATACCGGATGCATCATGAAAATCACGGCCGGCCGTGGAATGGGCCAGTTCCGCACAGTCATTGACTACATCAACAATGGGTCTGCTCGTTACGTTATTCTAGATGATTCGTTTACGATTCTTCCAGACACGACCTCTACTTTCGAAATATCTCCAAAGGTTACTATTCTAGGCCGAGCTACGTCGAATGCTGTCGGTCGGGCTATCCTAGGTCAGGGTAACAGCGTTACCCAAGTCGAGATGCTTGATCGAGGCGCTGGGTATTTTACTGCTTCGGCTGTAATTGTGCAGTCTAACGTAGCGGTTGAATCCAATACTGCAGTTCTAGTCCCTATTATCCCGCCTCGCGGTGGTCACGGGTTCAACCAAACTACTGAACTTGGCGCCCATTGGGTGACTATTTGCACCACGATTAACGGTAGCGAAAACGGCGTTATTCCAACTGGCCAACAGTTCGCGCAAGTTGGCATCATTAAGAACCCGAAGTTTTCTAATGTTGAACTGACGACGGTTAAATACTCCAACAATGCAACCGCTGGCCGAGACGGCGGGTTTGTCGAAGGAGAGACACTTATTGTTTTTGATCCAGTCCGACAAGCTGGAGCTGTGTCTGTTACTTCCGGAAATACGTTTGTCGTATCGACGAATACGGCACTCCTAACCCTAAATGCTATCGATTTCCCGCACGAGCGTGCCTTCATCTGCGCAGCTAACGGGTCAGAATGGTTTGTGTCTACGATTGTTTCATCTAATGCGACGCATCTCATTCTGCAGGAAAGTTGCCCGTTTACGGATAACAGTGCAGCCCTTCATATTTCATACTCGAACACTTCAGCAGTTCACCTTTCATCTGGGCCAACCCATTCTTATGTAACGAATGCAACCCCAGTTTTTGCCAACAACGATTCTATTATCGGCTTGACAACGTATTCCACAGCAGTAATCACTGGTATGGAAATCAACAACAATTCTATCAATAATTTCGATGTTGTAAAGCAACTAGCCTCTATTGCTATTTCTAGCCCACTATCTACCTTTACCGCTGATGAGTATCTAGCCGATGCTGATGAGGTAAATTCATGCTACTTCCATTCGTATGCCAACGCTTCCCACATCTATGTTACGGGTGTTGTTGGCGATATGGCGGCTGGAACTATTCTTCGTAACCCAACTGCGTCTGCATCCATTGTTGTGGCTAATAAATACAACGGTGAGCTTGTCCCAGAGTCTGGTTCAGTCATTTATGTTGAGAACCATGAGCCTGTTTCACGTGAGACTAGCACTACTCAGACTAAGAAAATCACCGTGGAGTTCTAATACCTATGCCACTGCAAACTGATCTGTCGGCGTCTCCGTACTACGATGACTTCGATGCCACGAAGAACTTCGGCAAGATCCTCTTTAAGCCAGCCGTGGCTGTTCAAGCCCGTGAGCTTAATCAACTACAGACCTTGCTTCAGGTTCAGGTCGAGCGTTTCGGAGACAATATCTTCAAGCGCGGCACCATTGTTGATGGTGCCCAATTTACGTTCTATGACAACTACCCATTCGTCAAACTGAATGACGCCGATAGTTCCGGTGAGGCAATCAATGTTGCCGACTATATTGGTCTGTTTGTTACGGATGAATCGAACGGAACGACTGCCAGAATCGTAAACTCTGTTTCTGGATTCGAGGCTACTACCCCTGATCTAAATACGCTGTATGTCTCCTACATCAAATCGGGATCTGGCGGTGAACTAACGTTTGAGCCAGATGCTCAGCTAATTGTTACTGACCTTGACCGCGGCATTAACGCTATCGAAGTGCTCAACAACGTTTCTGGGTTCTCAAATAACGACGTTGTTGTGGTTAGCCCGGCTGTGGCCGTCCAAAATAGCTCCGGCGGTACGGCATTCGCAAATGGCGTGCCTATCACTGACATTTTCATCGCTGGATCTGTTGTTACGCAAAACCTTAATGCTGGGCAAGCAAAGGGCGTTATTGTTTCAGCAAATAGCACCATCCAAGCGAATGCGGTTATTTTAACCCTTCGAC